TGTAATGCTAGGCGGTATGCTTGCCGGACACGATGAAGGTGGTGGCGAAGTAATTACTAAACGCTATATTACAGATGAAATTGACAATGACGAAACTAGTGTAATACAAACAAAGAAATTCGTACAGTTCTACGGTATGAGTAGTGATGCCGCAAACACAAAGCATTTTGGTGGACTAAAAGACTATCGTTCATCAGAAGGTCGTGAAGTACTTGTTCCGTATCGCGGAGAAGTAGCACGAACAATACAAGACTTGCTCGGAGGTATCCGATCAACTTGTACATACGCAGGCGCTATGAAGCTAAAGCAACTAAGCAAATGCACAACCTTTGTTCGTTGTACACAGCAATTTAATGCAGTGTATGCGAACAATAATAAATAAAAACGGAACGCTGAAAAGGTTCCAAATTAAATCTTGCTTAATAGGAGAAACAAAGATGAAAGTAAACCCAATTCGAGATCGAATTCTCGTAAAACCGGCTGAAGCAGAAACTAAAACTGCTGGAGGCCTTTTTATTCCAGACAACGCTAAAGAAGGACCGGTCAATGGCACTGTTATTAGTGCAGGCACAGGTCGTGTTACTGAAGACGGAACAATTGTTCCATTGGTTGTAGGCGCAGGAAATACAGTAATGTATATCAAAGGCGCAGGACAGAAAGTAACAGTAGATAACGAAGATCACATTATCTTAACAGAAGATCAAATTTTAGCAATTGTAGAATAAAGGAAAAACAATGACAGCAAAAAACGTAACATTCGGCGCGGAAGGTCGTGCCAAATTAGTAGCAGGTGTAAACACGCTTGCAAATGCAGTACGAGTAACACTAGGTCCAAAAGGACGGAATGTAGTAATTCAAAAGCCCTATGGCGGACCGACTATTACTAAAGATGGTGTTAGTGTAGCAAGGGAAATTGAACTAGAAGATGCACTAGAAAACATGGGTGCGCAGATGGTTAAAGAAGTAGCAAGTCGCACAGCAGATGACGCAGGCGATGGCACTACAACTGCAACTGTACTAGCACAAGGCATTGTTACAGAAGGTATGAAGTATGTAACAGCCGGAATGAATCCGATGGACATCAAACGTGGCATTGATAAAGCAGTGAGTGCAATTGTTGCAGAACTAAGTTCATTGTCAAAGCCATGCACAACGCAAACAGAGATTGCACAAGTAGGTTCTATCTCAGCTAACAGCGACACAACAATTGGTAATATCATTGCAGAAGCAATGGAGCGTGTTGGCAAGAACGGTGTTATTACAGTTGAGTCAGGCAAAGGCCTGGAAGACGAACTAGAAGTTGTAGAAGGTATGCAGTTTGACCGTGGATATCTTTCACCGTACTTTATTAGCAATGCGGATCGTCAAGTAGTGGAACTAGAAAATCCATACATTCTATTAGTAGAAAAGAAAATTGCAAACATTCGCGATATTCTTCCTATTCTAGAAGGTGTATCACAAGCAAGTAAGCCTATTCTTATTATTGCAGAAGACATCGAAGGCGAAGCACTTGCAACACTAGTTGTAAATAGTGCTCGCGGAATTGTTAAAGCGTGTGCAGTTAAAGCACCAGGCTTTGGTGATCGTCGCAAAGAAATGCTTCGTGATATTGCAGTGCTAACAGGTGCAACAGTTATCTCAGAAGACATGGGACTAACACTTGAAAAAGCAACTGTTGAACACTTAGGTAGCGCCGGAAGAGTCGAAGTATCAAAAGACAATACTATTGTTGTCGATGGTGCTGGCTCTAAAGACGCAATTGCAGAAAGAATTGCTACAATTAATACACAAATCGAAACTACTGAAAGTGATTACGATCGTGAGAAACTGCAAGAACGTCTTGCTAAACTCGACGGCGGAGTTGCAGTTATTAAAGTAGGCGCAGCTACTGAAGTTGAAATGAAAGAGAAGAAGGATCGTATTGACGATGCACTTCATGCAACTCGTGCAGCAGTCGAAGATGGTATCGTAGCAGGCGGCGGCGTAGCACTACTACGTGCAAAACAAAATGCAGGCGCAATCACAGGCGCAAATGCAGATCAAGATGCAGGTATTGCAATTGTAATGGCTGCAATTGAATCACCACTACGTCAAATTACTTCGAACGCAGGTGATAGTTCAGATGTAGTTGTAGCTAACATTTTAGCTGGCACTGGTAACTACGGGTACAACGCAGCAAACGGTGTGTACGGCGACATGATTGAGTTGGGTATTATTGATCCAACTAAAGTTACTAAGACTGCACTAGTAAACGCTGCAAGTGTAGCAAGCCTATTGCTAACATCAGAATGTACTATTACTAACATTCCTGTAAAAGAAGGCGCTGCTTCACCGCAAATGCCAATGATGTAATACATTGGTGATAAATAATTGTGCAACGCCGAAAGGGTTGCACAATTTAATCTTGCTTAATAAGGAGAAAACAAAATGACAAGACTACAAACTTTAGACCTACCTAACTTCCACAGAGCTACAATCGGCTTTGATAGACTGTTTAATGATCTTGAAAGACAGTTCGCAAATAGTCCAAACGGAAATGGTTATCCCCCATACAACATAGCACAAATCAACGATGACGAGTTTATGATCTCAGTCGCAGTTGCTGGCTTTGGTATGGACAATCTTGATATTACAAAGGACGGAAAGATCCTGCGTATTGAAGGAACTGCTCCTAAGGGAGACGAACATGTAAACTACCTACACAAGGGCATCGGCGGACGTAATTTCCGCAGAGAGTTTACACTTGCTGACTACGTAGAAGTAGCAGGTGCTACATTAGAACTAGGTATGCTGAACGTACACCTAAAGCGTGAAGTACCAGAAGCACTGCAACCTAAGAAAATCGCTATTAAAGATTACTCAGGTGCAGTACACGAAGCAATCGAAACAGACAGCAAGTAAGCAGTCTTGGGGGAGTGAAACATCTCCCCCATTTTATAACTTAGGAGAATACTATGACAACTGATGTAGACATTGACGAAAAGATTAAGCTTGATATTATGGAGCCTAGTGATTTTAATGTAATTATGATAAACGACGATTTAACTCCTATGGAATGGGTAATGAGCGTACTTAAAGAAATATTTAGACATAGTACGTTAGATGCAGAAGCACTTACTATGAAAATTCACACCGAAGGGTCTGCGGTAGTAGGTACATATAAGTACGAGATAGCAGAGCAAAAGAGTGTTGAGGCAGTAAATGCAAGCCGCAATCACGGATTTCCTCTAGCACTAAAAGTAGAAGAGAGCGAATGAGTAATTTAAAAGAACTAACATGGGAGCATCATAAAAACGCAGAACGTCAGACATTTGTGAAAGAGATGTTTGCAAAAACTCCACAAATTAGCCGCGAGCGGTATGCAACGTATTTGTTTAACCAGCATCCACAGTATAACATGTTAGAAATGCTGAGTATGATGCATGGACTATTTGATGGTATGCCTGAATTACGCAGAGCCCCTGCAATACACGAAGACTATCAAGAAATGTGGGGAGAAGCAAATCCTAATCAGCCTCCGTTAATGCCGGTAGTAAAAGAATATATGGATCATTTAATGTCAATACAAAATGATGCTGACAAACTTATGGCACATGTCTATGTAAGACATATGGGGGATTTAAGTGGCGGACAAATGATTGCAAAACGTGTTCCAGGCGAAGGACGGATGTACAAATTTGACAAAAGCCATGATGAACTTAAAGAACTAGTACGTGCAAGACTAGACGACAGTATGGCAGATGAAGCAAAGGTATGTTTTGACTTTGCAACTAAAATGTTTCAACAGCTTGGAGAGGCAAACCAATCGTGAGTATTATTTGGGATAGACTAATAGAGTGCAAAGATGAAATTATCAACATATTTGATGCAAGTGCTACAGAGTACGAAGAACCAGGTCTTGCCCATTTTAATAACGATTTGTGGGTTAATCGCGTTTGGCGCAATGATGATGTTAGGCGGGCTCACATTGATGTTGTAGATGCTAGAGATACTAAAGGACTATGGATGATGCACGTATGCGTGTTTCCCGTACTAACAAATGGCGGCCCTATATACGGGTTTGACGTCATTGCTGGCAAGAACAAAATGACAGGTGCGTTCCATGATTTTAGTGCAAGTGCTGACATAGACAATCCTATGATTGCAGGATACAAGGAAGCAGTAGCAGACTTTATCCCTACTAAACAACGACAGTTACCAGAGTGGGCTACTAATATTTTCTCAGACAAGATGCTTGCCGCCGGCAATGTGAGCACAGAAGAAGAAGCAGTTGCTATCATTGAACTTGCACAAGATAACCTTCGTGCATACTTTGATGAGATTGGCGAATTTACTGGCGAGTATAGCAGTGACATTGTAACTGCATGTCAGAACTATTACTGTCATAATCAGCAACAAAATCCACACACTCCTAGAACAATGAAAAGTCTAGGTCTTAACGAAGCTGATGTAGACAGATTCTGTACAGATATGTTGTTTCCTAAAATTGCATAAATATTAAAAAGAAATAGGAATTCATCATGCGTTATAGCGATTTTAAAATAGTAGAAGCAGCTTTAAATAGTAAGAAATATTTTGATCCTTCTGAGGAGAAATATAATACAGGCAACCCAGGCTATCAACAAAAAATTATAAATGCTGTAAAATCAAAAGCAGGCGGTCCTGTTTATATTAACAAAGATACACCGGTATTCTTTAATACCAAAGAAACAAGAGCACAGATTCTTGATCTAATGTCAAACTATGACAACTGGAAAGACGATAAAAACTGGCCGACAGTAACAGCAGTCGACGAAGACGGTGAACCAATAACTTTTAGTTTGAATAAAATTGAAAAGAAATTTGCAGATGCCAAAGGCAGAGTTGCAGTAAGTGTAAACACAGGTAATGTAACAGAAGGTGTGTTAGGGCTTGCTATTGCAGCAAAATTTGCTAATACTTCTAAAACAATTAACGAAGAAGAAGTTTTAGCATTAGGCAAAAGATTTTTAGAAAGTGGAGACACTTCTATTGTAGTGCAAGTAACAGACAGAACTGAAGATGATCTAAAATTAAAAATTACATTGCCATCTGGTGATACGCAGGCACTAAAACTTTTAATCGAAAACGACGGCGATGGCATAAAAGTACAAAAAGAATTAGGTCTATCAGACGATGCTGGCAAAAAACTCGAAAGCCTGTTCCGTAAATGTACAAATTATGCTAATACAGGAGAAGCTCCCAAAGACGCAGTTACAAAGATTCAGGGATACTTTAAAGACGGTGTTAAACAAATAATCGAAGTAACTTCTGATGGTGCTGAAGTTGAAAATCAGAACATGACTAAGGTAGATTTGAAGTTAGTAGTTGCGGGGGAAGAAACTGAAACATTA